ACTAACGCGCTTGCGGGTAAGCAACCGAAAGATGCCACCCTGACGGCGCTGGCCGGACTTACTACTGCGGCAGGCAAGTTTCCGTATTTTACGGGGAATGATGTCGCCAGCCTGGCAACCCTGACAAAAGTCGGGCGGGATATTCTTGCGAAATCGACCGTTGCTGCCGTTATCGAATACCTCGGTTTACGAGAACTCGGCACAAGCGGGGAGAAAATACCGTTACTCAGTACAGCGAATACCTGGACTAATCGACAAACATTCAGCGGTGGCCTTTCTGGTGAACTATCCGGCAATGCTTCTACAGCTGCAAAATTAAAAACTGCCAGGAAAATAAGCAATGTGGCTTTTGATGGTTCCTCCGATATCACATTAAAAGCAAGTCATGTTGGTGCGTTTGCCTTAGGGAAAACAGGAAGCACCGTTGCGAATGATAAAGCAGTTGGATGGAACTGGAGTAGCGGAGCCTATAACGCAACTATTAGTGGTGCATCAACGTTAATTATTCATTTTTATATGGGAGAAGGAAGTTGTCCTGCAGCTCAGTTTCGGATTAATTATAAAAATGGCGGTATTTTTTATCGTTCAGCCCGTGATGGTTATGGTTTTGAAGCCGACTGGTCCGAATTTTACACCACCAGAAAACCTTCAGCAGGAGATGTTGGTGCACTGCCGTTATCTGGTGGTCAACTGAATGGTGCACTGGGTATCGGAACATCCAGTGCTCTTGGCGGTAATTCGATTGTATTGGGTGATAATGACACGGGCTTTAAACAAAAAGGCGATGGTAATCTGGATGTTTATGCTAATAACGTCCATGTTATGCGCTTTGTCTCCGGAAGCATTCAAAGTAATAAAACCATAAATATTACGGGACGTGTTAATCCCTCGGATTACGGTAACTTTGATTCCCGCTATGTGAGAGATGTCAGACTTGGCACACGAGTTGTTTAGACCATGAAGAAAGGCGTGATGTATGAAAAATCAGGCCATGTAATCACGGGGCTTGGTATTATCGGTGAAGTCGATGGTGATGATCCGGCAGTATTCAGACCAATACAAAAGTTAATTAACGGAACATGGTATAACGTATCGCAGGTATAATCATGCAGCATTTAAAAAACATTGTCGCAGGTAATCCAAAAACCGTTGAACAATACCAGCTAACAAAGAATTTTGATGTTATCTGGTTATGGTCCGAAGATGGAAAAAATTGGCATGAGGAATTAAAAACTTTCAGGAGGATACAATAAAACTGGCTTACACAGTTGAGGGAATAATTATTGCTATAGACAAGGATGTATCAGCAATTAATCCAGAAGGTTTAAGTGTCGTTGAGTTGCCTGATATTACAGCAAATCGCCGGGCTGATATTTCGGGCAACTGGATGTTCAAAGATGGTGCGGTGATAAAGCGAACTTATACCGAGGAAGAGCAAAGGCAACAAGCGGAAAATGAAAAGCAGAGCCTGCTGCAGCTCGTCAGGGATAAAACCCAGCTGTGGGACTCTCAGCTACAGCTGGGCATCATTTCCGATGAGAATAAACAAAAATTAACCGAGTGGATGCTCTATGCGCAGAAGGTTGAATCCACAGACACCTCCAGCCTGCCAGTAACGTTTCCCGAACAACCAGAATGAGAGAAGGCCCGCTATCGGGCCTTAATTTTTATTCAGGCTTTTGTGGCCATTCAGGATTTGCCGTATCCACACGGCTGACCAGAACACTGTAGCGTTCCCATGCTTCCAGTCGTGTGCGTTCCTCGTCTGTTGCCATATTCAGCCTGACAGCGCGTTCCAGCGGCTGGATGACTGATTCAGCTTCGGAAAGCAATGCGGCCTTTTGTGATTCGGCCTGTTGTTGCAGTTCCTGTTCTGTATATTCCCTCTTTACTACTTTACCATCCAGAAACATCCATTTTCCGTTATTGTCTGCGTGACGATTTGCCGTAATATCAGGAACTTCAACTATGCTTAGCCCTTCAGGATTAATAGTTGAAACGTCTTTACTGACAGCAACGATGATGTTGTTCTCATCGTAAGCAATTTTTATGGTGTCTGGCTGAAAATTCTTTTGTTCCTCATACCAGTTTTTGCCATCTTCGCAAAAGAGCCATACCACGCCCGCTTTTTTAGTTAGCTGGTATTGTTCCGGTGTTTTCGGATTCCCGGCCTTAATATTTTTCAGGTGCATCATCTTAAACACTCCCCACGTTGTACCATATTCCCCCAATCAATTTCTGAATTGGCCTTCTGGCAACAGTGTCGACAATATCATCCGCATTGCTGTTAATTGCGGCTGTTAAAACATAACCTGACGCATCGCCAAAGCCGTAGTCGCGCCATACGTTTTTATATTCAATGCTGCCAAGACGAATATCCCGAACGACATGATTATGCAGCCATGTGCTTAACCAGTTGTTTTCCCACACTGAACCATAAATATCGCCACTAGACGCAACTTGCGCACCACTTCCCAGCGCAAATCCCCCATCTGTTTTAAAAATGAAATCACCACCACCATCTGAACCGTTATTAATATGAACACCATCACCACCGTTATCTTTCCACAAAAACATACGAATTCTTCCGTCTTCGTTGGCGAATGTAATGTGGTGGCGGTAATTACTTTTTAATCTAAAATTGCTGCCATTAGATTCAATATCTTTATAAAGATGTAATCCTAACTCATCAATATGTCCGATGCGCGAACCATTTGAATAGAAGCTAATAATACCATCTCCATCTTGCCTAAATCCGGTGTCGTTATCTCCCAGAACAATGGAGTTTTCACCCAGTGCGTTATCAGTAGCTCCAATAGCTAGACCTCCTTTAATTTTGGCCCCGTGGCTGACAGATATAGCACCTGTTCTCAGATTTATAGCGAATGGCCTTAATGGGCCGATATTACCGTTTTCGCCTTGTCCTTCAGCCGTCGGAATGAAATGAAGAAAATCTTCTGAACGACGGAAAATTAGACCGAAGGTATCATTGAAAATTCGCAGCGCATTCACCGTGCCAATTTTCAGTTCTCCGGTCATTTTATCGCCGGAACGCTGAACGGCGTTACCAGCCTTGTTTACCGTTTCCTGTAAACCGAGGTATTCGATAACGGCAGCAACGGTCGATTTCGCAAGAATATCCCGCCCGACTTTTGTCAGGGTTGCCAGGCTGGCGACATCATTCCCCGTAAAATACGGAAACTTGCCTGCCGCAGTAGTAAGTCCGGCCAGCGCCGTCAGGGTGGCATCTTTCGGTTGCTTACCCGCAAGCGCGTTAGTCATGGTGGTCGCAAAATTCGGGTCGTTGCCCAGCGCCGCAGCCAGCTCGTTCAGCGTGTTCAGTGCATCAGGTGACGAATCTACAAGGGCGGCAATCGCAGCCATAACGAAAGCCGTGCTTGCGATTTGGGTATTATTCGTTCCCTGTCGCGCAGTTGGTGTTGTTGGCGTTCCGGTCAGTGCAGGACTATTTAAGGGCGCTTTCTTGTTCGTTTCACCCATTACCGCCTTAACCGCTTTTGGCGTTGCCGCCAGTGACTCGGAAGTGCTGTTGGTCGCACTGCTGAGCTGTACTATCCCCTTTTTCGTCGTGCTCGCATCCTCCAGCGCCACGGCGGATGCAATATCCTCTGCCCGTTTTGCTGCTGTCTCGGCGCGCGTTGCCGCGGATTCAGCAGCAACTTTGCTCTGAGATGCAGCCGTCGCACTGCCTGCCGCCTCTGATGCTTTCGTTGTTGCTGTCGTGGCACTACCTTTCGCTGCTGACGCTTGTCTGGTCGCCTCATCTTTTGAAGCAGACGCAGATGATGCCGATGACGCCGCTGAACTGGCTGACGATGCGGCTGCTGCCTTAGAGGAAGCAGCATTGTCTGCTGAAGTCTTTGCATTTGTTTCAGAGGTTTTTGCTGCAGAAGCAGACCTCGCTGCTGCAGTGGCTTGCTCAGTGGCTTTGCCAGCCTTCGTTGTGGCTGTTGAAGCGGATGATGCGGCGCTTTCTGCCGATTTTCCGGCGGCGGTGGCACTGGCTGAGGCCTGCCCGGCACTTGTTGACGCGGCACTGGCAGATAATGCAGCCGCTGTTTTTGAACCTGCCGCAGCTGAGGCGCTCTGTCCCGCTGCTGTTTCAGAAGACTTAGCGTTCGTCTCGGACGTTTTTGCCGCCTTCGCGGAATTTCCTGCCGCCGTTGCCGAGGAAGCTGCACTACTGGCACTTGATGATGCATTCGTTTCTGAAGATTTCGCTGCCTCTTTTGAGGCCGCCGCACCCCGTGCCGAGGTGGCAGCTTCTGACGCCTTCGTGGTCGCTGTGGATGCAGAAGTGGCTGCCGATTTTTGTGATGCTGCGGCATTCGTTTCTGACGTTTTCGCGGCACTGGCGCTGGTAGCTGCCGCGCTTTTTGATGACTCTGCAGCAGCACTTTTTGCTGCTTCACGGGCCTTTGTCGATGCCGTTCCTGCGCTGGAAGACGCTGACTGAGCCGACGACGCGGCCTGTCCGGCTGACGTGCTGGCGGCACGTGCTGAGGCTGCAGCATCGGTTGCATGAGTTGCCGCCTCGCTGGCTGATTTTTTCGCGGCTGCCGTATTCTGTGCAACCGCGGAGGCGTTACGTGACACCTCTTCCACCATCTGCTCAAAGCGGCGCAGTGCCTCCGGTCGGACATCATCCTCCGTCATGGCACCGAGAAAATCATTCAGCGTACCTGGTCTGGAACCTTCATAGACGGTAATGGTCCCGGCATGTGAAGGCGGAAAACCTTCAACCAGCAGGGTGACGCTGTACTGACCATGCTCAACATCCATGCTGTAACGTCCGGCTTCATCCGGATTTTCAGAGGCCACCGTGTTCACCACCATCGTGCTGCTGGTTCGTCTGGCCTTCAGCACAATGGTGCAGTTCTGTACTGGTTTTCCTGTGCCATCTTTAAGCACGCCAGAAATTTTTACTGTCATACTTTTCCACCAATAAAAAAAGCCCGCAGCAGTGACGCCACGGGCTTCAGGACAGTGTAACTTTACGTTTCCTCAAACGCAGTTCACCCCATAAGGTGGATGAACCTGCGTATCATAACAATATTTACAGAAGATAAATCGGCGTCTGTTGTCAGATACGGTATCCGATACCAACAATAAATGCATCCGTTCGCCAGTCACCACTACCGGAACCTTCATAAGCAAGGTCAATGGTCACGGATTCGGTCGGGTTAAACTGCACGCCAGCCCCCCACGCCAGAGACGTGTTGCTGTGGCGACCGTCATCACTTCCGGTCAGCACATCGTGCGTTTTCCCCTTGTTGTCAGTTACGCGGAGATAATCCCCGGAGAAAGTCGACACACGGCTGTAAGCCACACCCACCATCGCATACGCGCTGAACCATTCATTCACGCGTACAGACGGCCCCGCCATCACGCTGAACCAGCGGTTACGCACGGAATCTTCATGCCAGCGGGTATCGCTGTAGTGCGTTTTTTGCTCATCCTCAGCATTGGCATAACTGAAGGACGTAATCAGCCCCAGCGCGTCCGTAAACTCATAACGGTATTTCACGTTAATCCCGTTCAGATTATCGCTGCCGGGAGCGTTCGTACGGGCATGAAGATACCCCGCGCTCAGTGTGGACTGATGTTCAGACGCCCATGCAGGCGCACCGGATACGGACAGACAGATGGCTGCGGACAAAATGGCTGCACAAACTTTACGCATAATTACCTCTCGCTTTTCTGCAATAAAAAGGCGCCATTTCTGGCGCCCGTATATGGGTTATAAAATTCAGCTGATACTGATGCCTGCGGTGGCTTTCTTCATCACCACAACCAGCAAATCGCTGATACTTGCTGTGGGATACCAGTTATTCACCAGCCATGCTGACACCGAAAACTCCAGCGTCATGTGGCCGCGACCAGCTGGCATATCAATAACACCACTGTAAATCAGCGTATTATCCAGCGCGGTACGGTTATAAATTTCAGCACCGTTTTTCCGTACTATCAGGCGGCATGACGAATAAATATCGTTATTCTCCCGCTCATGTTTAGCGCCGCTGAATGCCACCGCCGGAATAACAATTTGCCTGTCAAAAGGCTGATCGTCATAAATCCTGACGGTAATGGTCCCTGATGGCCACCGCTCCGGTGCCCGGGAGTCCCGCGGAAAAGCCTTACCCACTGTTTTGACTATATCGCCTTCAATCTGGTTGGCTGACAGTTTCCCCTTAATCTGACAGTTCTCATTAATTGTGACATTGTTGAGCGTCCCGGCGTTCGCATTCACACTGCCACTGATATCTGCATTTTTAGCGGTCAGTTTTCCGTCCGGTGTCAGGGAAAATGCCGGAGGATTACCGCCGCTGGTAATGGTGGGAGCCGTCAGGCGTTTCAGGAACACGTCGTTCATGAATATCTGATCGCCCTGACCAACAAACATCGGCTTTGTGTTGCCATTCGCAGGATTAATCATCGCAATCCTGTCTGCCGCCAGCAGCACCTGACTCTGCATTCCTGCTGGCGTATTCTCAATACCGGCACCGATACCCGCAATATAAAGGCGTCCGTCCTTCATCTGTTGCAGCTTCACAGCCCACATGCTGTTCAGATTATTATTTGTATCAACCTGAACCTTCTGTATCTGCTGGATTGCCGCACTCTGGTCTTTCAGTTTCTTATTGACAGTCTGCGTGATTTCATTGCTGACATCCGTAATGGACGTCCTGATTTCAGCCAGGTCAGGCGCAAGCTGACCGTTATCAATCTGCGTCCACAGCTCCTGAGCCAGATGTGTTTTCCCTATCTCTCCTTTGAAAAAATCCAGGTAACCTTCCGCATCATCGCTCGCCCGACCGACAGCCTCCACGAATGCCGATTTGCCAACGGTGTTCACACTGCGAACGTAAAAATAATAATCATGGCCCGGTTTGATATTGATACTGGCGGCTATCCAGTACAGCGCCGTGCCAAGATAGCGGGCGCTGGTTTCAACCTGCCTGATATCCGCAATCCGCTTTTCCGAGAACCAGAACTCAAACTGTACCGTCGGGTCATAAACGGCAAGATGCGGCGTTGCGGTTATCTGAAAATAGCCCGGCGTCAGCTCAATCCGCGACGGTGCTGCCGGTGCGGCAATCCGGAAGGTGGTGGTGGCAGGTTCACCCTGCTGGCCATAGCTGTTTATCGCCCGCACCGTCAGGGTGTATTCCCCGAGCGGCAGGCCGCTGAAACGGTGCTCCGTGTCTGCGGTGATGGCGGTGGTCACCAGTCTGGCATCCGTTCCCTTACCACTGGTCAGGCGCAGACTGAAGCGCACACCCTTCACCACCCGCGGCGTGTCCCATTTCGCCTGCGCCAGATACTGGCCGTCAGGTGCTGCACTGCCGGTGGGATGACGCTGTTCAGGGAACCTGACTGCGGCTCAAAGCGGGCACCGTTATCCACGATGGCTTCTTTTTCCAGTACGTGCTGCACCGCCGTGATGGCAAAGGTGCCGTCCGTGTTTTCCCGGACGGAGACACAGCGGAACAGGCGACGGCGCAGTGACGGCAGGGAGAGTCCCCACACCCCGTATGTCTCCACACCATCAGGCAGGGTACTGACCTGTATCCGGTCCGGCGCGGGGTGTTCGGTGATGTCCACACTCACCGGCTTACCGCTGCCGTTAATCAGGTTCACCGTGGCGGCACCGGTCTCCGGAAGTGTCACTTCACGGTCCAGCGTCAGAGTGCGGGTGGCAGCATCAATGGACAGGACACGTCCGCCGGTCAGGGTCCCGGCATAGTCGTTATCACAGATTTCAATGATGTCACCGGGTGTGTGCCGCAGCCCCTGAGACCCGAGCGTGAAATCCACCGTCTGCGTTTCCAGCAGTTCGGTCTTTATCACCCACAGTCCGGCACGGTGGGCCTGACCGCGGCTGGTACAGCCGAACGCGTCCATCTTCAGCAGGTTGCGTCCGTAGCGCAGTATGGCTTCCGGGTCTTCCACCAGTTCCGTGGAGGTCTGCCAGCCGTTCTGCGGGTCGGTATAATTCACCTCCACCGCCGTGTGCCGGTCCTTCAGGGCACTGAAGCTGTAGCGGAAACCCACGCCGTTATCATCCACCACCACATCGCTGTTGGTGTACGGCCACACCACATCCGACGGGCGGTCCTGAACAAACGTCAGCGTCTGGCCGTTCCATACCGGCATACAGCGCATCGCCGAGCAGAAATCACTGAGCACGTCCCATGCCTTACGCTGTTGTGCCAGGTACGCATTGAAGGTCATCCGCGGCTCGGTCTCCCCGAAACTATCCGGGACCGTCTGGTCGCAGTACTGCCCGATGGCATACAGCGCCCACTTGTCCACATCCGCCGCCCCCAGACGTTTTCCCATGCCGTAGCGCGGGTGAGTCAGCATGTCCCACAGACACCAGGCCGGATTGTTGCTGTATGCCGGTTTCAGGCTGCCGTCCCAGATACCACTGTACGTGCGTTTTTCCGGGTCATAGTTTGACGGCACCTGGATGATGCGACCGCGGATATGGTAGTTCACCGTCATCTGCTGGCCGCCGAACTGCTCCGCATCCACCTGCAGCCCCACAATGGCCGTGTTCGGGTAGCACTGTTTCACATCGATGATTTCGGTGTATGACGACCACAGCGTCTTATTCTGCAGCTGGTCCGTGGTGCTGTCCGCTGTCTCCCGGACCATCCGGATGTTAAAAGGACGGGGAGGCAGATTATCCAGAATCACCGACGCCAGAAACTGCGAGGTGGTCTTGCCGTTAATGGTGACATCCTTTTCTGTCACCCAGTTACCGTTACGCTGTAACTGAATCAGCAGGCGGACGGATGTCGGGTTTCGGTCACCCTTTGACGTGGTCTGCACCAGTGACTGCACCCCGAAGGTAACCCGCAGGCGGTCAATGTTCGCGGACGTAATGGTGCGCGTCACCGGTTTTGCCTTCGTCACTTCCACGCCCAGTCCGGTTTCAGCACCGGAGGACTCAAAGCCTTCCGGTGGTGTCTGCTCCTGCTCCCCGGCGCGTCAGACCGCCGTCACACCGTGTATCACGGGATTACCGTCCGTGTCCGTCAGCGGGGTTTTGTTCACCAGGATACTCTGCAGTCCCTTCACCGGACCTTCTATCAGTCCCTCACCAATCGCATCAATCACGCTCATCATCTGCGTGGATTTGAGATTATCCTTCGCCTCACGAGGCGTGTGTGCCTTACCGCCACCTTTTCCCATACAGCCTTCCCCTGAATAAATTAACCGCCACTTGCCATTCCGTACAGAAGTCGGATATCCTTCGCCCGAAAAGCATGAAACACATTTCTGCCATGCTAAAGAGAAACCCCGGTATCAGCAGATACCGGGGTTTTCTTTCATGCCCACCGATAATCCTGTTGGTTAAAACCGGTAATGGCATAAAAATTCTGAATATCTTCACATTTTCACAAACTGACTGTGGCGCGTATAATTTCTCTGCGTTAATTTTTTTGTCGTGATATAAGAATAATTCCTTACACTTAATCTTCGTAACTCTCCCGCAGTTCCTGTCCGCGATCACTGCGGGATTTTTTTATTCTTTTTACCCCTGCCGCCCGATAACCACGACCTTTCCGCCCCCGCCTTCATCACGGGTGCTGATGTCCTGGGATATACGGCGGGAGCCAACCAGCATTTCCCCGTAAGGCACCGGCATCGGGTTCCCCTGGGCAATCATGTTATCCAGTGAGGAAAAGTACGTGTTCTGTCTGCCGTTATCCGTTGCGCGGTAATCCGGTGTTTTTGCCTTCGGGGCCAGCATCTGGGCCACACCGCCCAGAATCATGCTGGCTCCAAGTGAAAACAGCATCGTGGTGGCAGAAAAACCACCGGCTGCCAGGGCTGAACCCCATAACGCCATTGATGCCCCGGCAGTGAAGAAAGAGCCCACGATGGCTGCCGCCCCCAGCACAATCTGCAGTCCACCCTTTCCGGCCCCGGCCAGTCGCGGCACAATGTGGATGACCGTTCCCTCACCCAGCTGTTCGTGAAGACGGGCGTACACCGCCTCCGGTGCCGTGTCATAACCGGCAATACGTATCTGGTACCAGCCTTCGTTCATCTGACGGCGAAAGCCCGGCATCTGCATCGACAGGGCGCGAATGGCTTCCGCTGCCGTGTTCACATACAGGCTGAGGCGGCGGCCAAATCGTTGTAAATCCCCGTGAAGGCAGATGCGTGCCAGTGGCGGTGACGCCAGACTGAATGCGTTCGTCGTTGCCATTTTTCGGAATACCTCTCCCGTTTACTCAGTTGTTCAGGCAGATGGTGAAGCAGCTCACCGTTGCCGCAGTAAATGGCGGCATGGTTCGGTACCGAAGCACCAAAGCAGCACAGCAGAATATCGCCCGCCTGTGCAGAGGACAGGGGCACCCGGTAAAAGCCGGTGACCGCCATATTGTCCAGGTAAAGGTTCTGACCGTTGCGCCACCAGTCATCCTCGCGATGAAAATCCGGCATTTCAGTCCCCGCCAGATGATAAGCATCCCGGAACAGCGTGTAACAGTCCGTCACCCCGTGCTCAAAGCGCCGTCCTGTCAGATGTGGCACACAGCGGAATTTGTGAATGTCACCCCGGCAGACCAACCACCAGGGCAGTGCGCTTTTTATCTGCAACCGCCGGTCAGCCTCGCTCAGCCAGGGCAGCCCACCGGGATGACTGTGGACCAGTGCCACAATCTCCCCCTGCATCTCTGCCCGCAGCCAGTCTTCCGGTGCGATACGAAAATACGCCTCCGGCTCTGCGGAAATATTCACACAAGGGATATACCGCTCCCCCTCCGGCGTGCTTATCACGAAGCCGCACGACTCCGCAGGCGCACACCGCCGGGCATGTGCCAGAATCGCTGATTCAGTCTGTGTCATAAACCGGGATTTACTGCGAAAGTTTATTAATGGAAAGGAAACCGCCAAAATTGCCGACATTCCTGCGCAGTTCACACCCGCGCATGCACTTGCTGCATCTGTCCTTACGGATATCCGTGGTGGGGTTGTCGAACTCATCCGCCACCGCAGGACCGTTATACCCGCATTCATCTCCCCGGTAATCCCACATACAGGTGTTCGCCAGCATGATGCGACCGGGAAACAGCGCCCCGTCCGTCTCGGTCGGTGTAGCCAGCACAAACGAGGCCGTCATGGCTGTCAGCTGCGACATCTGCTCCACCACCCAGCGGTCACTCAGCTCCTGCTCCGGGTCCGCCTCCGGATTGCCCGCAACGAAATTCACCGCATCCAGAAAACGGGCATACACCCGGCGGCGGACCACCGTGGCCCCCACCAGACTCTGCAGGTCTTCCGCCATCCCGGTGACCAGACCGAACAGATTGGACACCGTCAGCGACGGTCTGGCACTGCTGCCCCGGCCGTTCATCTCAAAGCCGCTGCCGTCAATCGGGTATGCCTCATACTTACGCCCCTGCCAGGTGACCGGCTCCCCTTTTTCATTCAGCTCATTACAGAAAAAATACCGCTCACCACCCTGTACCGTCAGGTCGATTTCCCAGAGTACCACCCGCGGTGACTGCTCTGACTTAACCGACTCGTTCAGACTTTCTTCGCGAATATCCTGCATCAGTTCACCACCTGCTTAAACTCCGCGCTGAACTCAACGCGCAACATCCCGACCCGCGCAGACCACCCGGCACAGGTCACCTTTATCTGCCGGTATGCATAGGGTGGCTTCCACAAAAATGCCTTCCAGCCACCGTGCTCTGCCAGGAACGCTTCCAGATGCCGGGCCTCCTCCCGGGTCACGGAAAGCGTCACCCTGTATGTTTTCAGGTCAGCATTCAGCCCTGCCGCCATACGCTGTGAGTACCCGTCACCAAAACGCACTTCACGCACCGATGGCTGCGAGTTCACCTCCATATCCGGCTTCACTTTCCAGCGAAAGGTTTTCATCCACCGCTCCCTGATAACATACCGCCATCACGCAACTGCAGCCGGAGTTCATCCTGTGCCCCCTTGCGGGCCATCTCATACACCGCTTTCATCAGCTGCGGCCCTGCCCGCCCGTTGGGGCCGTCGTTCTGAATCACCACGTGATTGTTCTGATTAAAATTAATGCCTTCCGCCCGCCGCATCTGCGCCGGACTTCCGGCACCGCCGACATAACCACCTTCCGCATAGCCCCGCATCAGGCGGTACAGATTGCCGACACCAATCCGGCTGGTCGCCTCCTTCGTGAAGACAAACTCCCCGCGATGAACAATCCCCGCAGGTTCATATTTACCCCCCGTCCCCGTAAATCCCCCGGTCGCGAAATGGAAGTTCGCCGCCGCAGCCTGAATGGCCGTCCCCGTGGAGGCAGACGCACCACCACCGAAAGCACCGCCAATGGCGCTGCCGATACTCCCGACTATCCCCACCATCGCCTGCTTCAGAAAAATCTCTGTCAGCATGGACAGCACAGAACGGGTGAAACCACGCCAGTTCTGTTCGCTGCCGATCAGCATCGCTGCCATATTCTGTGCAATACCGTCAAAGGTCTGCGTGGCCGCGTTTTTAACCTGCGAAAAACTGTCCGTCGCACTTTCCGCCCACTCGCCCCAGCCGGACTTCATCCCGGCCATCCAGCTTCCACGAAGCTGCTCCTCCGCAGACCAGGTGTTCTTCAGTGCAGATGTGGCCTTCGCCAGCGCAGCCGGATTATCACCGTACACCTCACGAAGGCGCTGCTCTTCCGACTCCCGCTGCGCCTGACGGTCGGTGAGTCCGCGGGCTTTTGCGCTGATTGCCGCCTGCTTCGCGCTCTGCTGCTGTTCAAACCGCGCCGCCTGCTGTGCCAGCTCATTCAGCCGTTTCTGGTGTTCAATCTTGTCGCCCAGCTCAGCCAGCTGGCGTTTGTACTCCAGCGTTTCTTTCTCATGGGCCAGCAGGGATTTTTCCTGCTCAGATAACTGCCGTTTCGTGGCGGCCTCTTTCAGGACCACATACTGATTTTCCGCTTTCCATAAATCACGGCGCTGCTGGCTGATTTTTTCATTCGCACCGCTGTGCTTCTCCAGCGTCCTGAGCTCAGTTTCAAGCGCCAGCAGGGCTGCATGCGCCTGGTCTTCCTGGCGCTCACCGGCAGACACCTTCACACCGGACGGCTTTTTCTGCGTCGACTCATAATCCTTTTTTGCCGACGCCATCAGCGTGTTGTAATCCGCCTGCAGGATTTTCCCGTCTTTCAGGGCCTTATTCAGCTCTTCCTGCCGGGCGGTATATTTCTCCAGTGGCGTCAGCAGGCGCTCATACGCCTTCTGCGCCTCTCCGGTATACTTCAGCTGTGACGACTCACGCTCAGCCCTGTCCCTTGCCGCCAGTTCACCGGCTTTTTCCATATCCGACTGCAGCGTTGCCGCTGCCAGACCCAGACGGGCATTTTCCCGGTCATCCCATGCGCCCTGAAGGTTGGCCCGGAAAGAGGAGGTTTTACCGCGGCGCTGGCTCCGACTCTGGTACCACTGCCATTTTTTATCCGCCTCATCAAATGCCTTCTGCGCACTGGCGAGCATATCCGCTGAGGATTCCGGACGACCGATATCCAGAATGGCATCCCACATCGATTTGAATGCCTTCCCTGTTTTATCCGCCCAGGTCTCCAGTGTTCCCATGTTTTCTTTCAGGCGACGGGTCTGCTCATCAAAGCCTTTCGTGGCGATATCGTTCGCCGCCTGCAATGCCCCGGCCTCGTCTCCGGAACGCTGCAGCTGTGCAACATACGCAATCTGCTCTGCCGTCACGTTACGGAACTGGCGCGCCATCGCCATCAGTCCCGACGTCGGGTCAGTGGTCAGCTTCCCGAAGGCTTCAGCGACTTTATCCACCTCCACACCGGATGCAGACGCAAAACGCGCGACACTCTGGTTGATGGCATCAAACTGTTCACCACCACGCACACCGGCATTCACCAGGGCTGCCAGTGACTCTCTCGCCTGGTTAAACGTCAGCCCTGCTGCCTGCCCGGCTCTTGAGAGAGTCAGCATACGATCGGCAGTCAGTCCGGACTGATTACCGGAAAGAACCAGGGTTTTATTAAACGCTGAAAGCGTGGAATCTCCCTGGTACCAGGCGTACACCAGTGCACCTGTCGCCACCGCCAGCGAGGTGACCCCGACCATCGGCAGGGTGATCGCATCGGCAAGCCCCCTGAACATGGGGATCATCCCGCCGAAGGAGTCCTTCACCTGACCGCCCTGTTGCAGCAGGATCAGCCAGGGATTCTGACCACCGGCAAGCTGCGTGGCGATATCCGTAAACTGTGCGGGCAGGGTTCGCATGGCCGCTTTATACTGCCCGACGGAAATCCCGGCTTTTTGTGCAGCCAGCGCCTGGCGGCTCAGGCCCTGTTCAACAGCACTGGCGGTTTTTCTGGCGTCGGTATCCAGACCTGAAAAATGACGCCTTACCCGGCTCATCTGCTCATCGAAACGGACAGCATCCAGACTCAGGTCAATAACAAGATCACCAACCGGCTGGGACATATCTCACACCTCCCGGAATCCCCGCTGAAGCCATCATTAATGCGGCATCATCCACCATGACATCCGCCACATCCGCAGACGATAAAATATCGCGCCCTCCGTCCCCACCGAACCGGACGCCTCCGGCAAGTCCTGCCGCTTTCTGCATCAGCATTTTGTCCTCATCCGGCCTCTCCACCTGCTCTTCCTCATGCCGGGGGACAAGCAGGCTGAAATCAGAGGGATGCATATCCGGATCGCAAAAAAACAGGCTGAGTACAGCGTACGTCAGCCCGGAAAAATGCATATCCAGCTGGGTATCCTGAAAATAATGCGTGCGGTAAAAACGGCGCCAGTCGGCATATTCGGTGGATGTCATCCCGGCAAGCATGGCGCGCCAGTCGGGTCTCCCCATCTCACGCGCCAGTCTGAGGGCAAAGTTCAGCTCGCCGTCGAAGACTTTCCCGCAGAAAAATCATCATCAGTCAGCGTGTTATTTTTCGCCACTTCAGTAATATCAGTATCCGGACGAACAGCTTCGATCATCCCGGACAGGCACAACACCACGTCTTCCGCCCGGGCAATGGCATCGGCAGGCCAGGTGGTGAGCACTTCCTGCTCTATCTTCATCACGGCCTCATTCATTGACGGTGACTGCGTTTTCTGTGGATGGTTATGCCACAGGGACATCGCCACCAGAAACGCGCCGGTTCTGACGAGATCTTCCACGCTTACCTGCAGGTTGCCGCTGGATTCTGCCTGTTCTGCACGCCGTTTCAGGAGGGCAAGATGCTCGATACGCTGCAGCGCAGACAATTCGGAAAGCGTGACAGACACACCGTTATATTCAAATTGTTCTGTTTTCAGAAACATGTATTACCTCCGTTTACCCTGCAGCGCCCGCTTCAGTAACGGTGACTTCAGCCACTGCGGCGAACTGACCATTTCCGCTCACCACAGGGATCTGCACCTTACCTGTCGCCACGCCGTTTACCGTAATTGTCATATCTTTCACACTAATGGTGGCTTTCGACGGATCGGCGGAAACCGCTCTGAACGTCTTGTCGGTTGCACTTTCCGGCTCAAAAGAAACCGTCAGGGTGGTTGTTTTCCCTTTTGCCACCGTACCGGATGTCGGCGTCACCTTAATCGCACTGACCGGCGTAATTTTGCTGCGTTCTTCCGCTACAGAAGGTTTACCCACGTTAGTGACTTTCACCGTGCGGGTGATCACTTCTTTCGCCGTCACGGCCTTACCGATACTGCTGACCCAGCCACGAAACACATCCACCGTGCCATTCGGAAAACGGATTTTATAGGCCCGGACATCGCCGCTTTCAAACCAGCCTATAAGCCCTTTCTGGCCTTCCTCTCCCGGTTTCCAGGCCAGCGTAAAACTGGTATCACCTGCAGATTTCTGCCCCTGCCCGGTCGCGCTCCAGTCCGCGTCTTCATCATCCAGGTAGTTATCATCATAGGATTCAGCCGTCATCTCGCCCGGCGTCAGATCCTTCACCTTAGCCAGTCGCTGCCAGTCATCGTCTGACAACGGGTTTGCATAAGCATCAGCCTTGCCGTTGTAAACCCACAGAGTGGTACCGGCACCTTTTACCGGCTCCAGGGGATTTGGTGTTGCCATATCGTCCTCACATCTCGTATGTAATGGAATAAGTCAGATCCGCAGAGCTCCATAACGCCATATCGTCATCACGACGATACTCATAGCCCTGCGTAACCATCGTGGTAATCAGTCCTGCCAGTGCAGGGATCGCAGTCATCGCCGGATAAATCCGGCTTTCCATCCACTGATCGAGCTCCGAATCAGGTACCTGTGCCGGTAAAAACACCTCAATATGCAGTGTGGCCCGCCAGGTATCTGCATCCAGCTCTTCACCGGTATACTCTGCATCCGTCAGATAAACCGCGATCGCAGGAAAATCCTCTTCGTCAAAAACAACGGGGCGACCATCAAACAGCGTCGCCCCGTGTTCATGCTGCTCGAGTGCATCCAGCACTGCGGCACGAATGTCAGTGTGTTTCATCGTTTTATCGCAATCCTCAGTTGTTGTTTCAGCGCGTATGCCAGTTCTTTAGGCAGGCGTTCACGCCGGATACGGTCAACATTCTCATCAAATGCCTGTTTCAGTGGGGCCGCCATCGGGATTTTCACCACCTGAATGGGAAGGCGATTACGCTTTTTCCTTCCCTTGTCGTCATTGCCCTCCTCATATCTGGCCTGGGGAAGACGTTGCATAACATGCCAGCGCCCATTATTTAATCGCTGGATAAATGCCCGCTGATAACGATGCTGACCGGCTTTGAGTATGCTGTTCGGACGACGCCCCAGCATTCTGATCCCCAGCTTAATCACAGGGAGATCACCGCGGTTAACGATAATTCTGGCATTCGGATTTCTGACCGTCGCCCGTTTCAGTCTGGACCGTTCCTTTACCAGTTTCCGTCTCACCCTGGTTTCCCGGGCAACCTGTGACGAAGACTGATTAATCGCCGTTGTGGCCACGCGGTTAATGGTCATTGCAGAAGCAGCCGGAATGGCGTTTTTACGAACCCGGCTCAGATTGTCAATCGCCTGATCAAGCCCTTTTATCGCCATAATTCACCCTGCGTTTATCGTCGCCGGTTAACTGCGGGTGGTTGCCCACGGTTGAGCCAGAGATAACAGCTGCCCCCGTCATCCGGAGATGTCAGCGCCAGTGATATAAGACGGTAATTCGCCATTTGGATTGTCCGCTCCACCCAACATGTTGTTTCCTTAAGGTTCTCACACCAGAAAGGACATCAACATGCTGAGCAGAGAGGACTTTTACATGATAAAGCAAATGCGCCAGCAGGGCGCGTACATCGTCGATATTGCGACTCAGATTGGTTGCTCTGAACGGACGGTCAGACGCTACCTCAAATACCCTGAACCGCCAGCCAGAAAGACCCGCCACAAAATGGTTAAGCTGAAACCGTTTATGGATTACATCGACATGCGCCTGGCAGAGAATGTCTGGAATAGCGAGGTTATCTTCGCGGAGATTAAGGCAATGGGTTATACGGGCGGACGTTCCATGCTGCGTTACTACATCCAGCCCAAACGTAAAATGCGTCCGTCAAAAAGAACAGTTCGCTTCGAAACTCAGCCTGGATACCAGCTCCAGCATGACTGGGGCGAAGTTGAGGTGGAGGTTGCCGGGCAACGGTGCAAAGTTAACTTTGCGGTTAATACGCTGGGGTTCTCCCGCAGCTTCCATGTCTTCGCCGCACCAAAACAGGATGCTGAGCATACCTACGAATCACTGGTTCGCGCCTTCCGCTACTTCGGTGGTTGTGTGAAAACGGTGCTGGTTGATAACCAGAAGGCTGCGGTGCTGAAGAATAACAACGGGAAAGTCGTGTTCAACTCCGGATTCCTGTTGCTGGCTGACCACTATAACTTCCTGCCACGGGCATGCCGTCCACGCAGGGCCAGAACAAAAGGTAAGGTTGAGCGGATGGTGAAATACCTCAAGGAGAACTTCTTCGTCCGGTACCGCAGGTTCGACAGCTTCACTCATGTCAATCAACAACTGGAGCAATGGATAGCCGATGTGGCTGACAAACGGGAGCTTCGCCAGTTCAAAGAAACGCCGGAACAGCGCTTCGCGCTGGAGCAGGAACATCTGCAGCCGTTACCGGATACAGACTTCGATACCAGTTACTTCGATATCCGCCATGTGTCCTGGGACAGCTATATCGAGGTTGGTGGTAATCGTTACAGCGTTCCCGAAGCGCTGTGTGGTCAGCCGGTATCGATACGAATATCGCTGGATGACGAGTTGCGGATCTACAGTAATGAGAAACTGGTGGCCTCACATCGCCTCTGTTCAGCATCGTCTGGCTGGCAGACAGTGCCGGAGCATCACGCCCCGCTCTGGCAGCAGGTCAGTCAGGTGGAACATCGACCACTGAGTGCCTATGAGGAGCTGTTGTGATGCATGAACTGGAAGTCCTGCTGAGTCGCCTGAAAATGGAGCATCTGAGTTATCACGTTGAAAGCCTGCTGGAACAGGCAGCTAAAAAAGAGCTGAACTACCGGGAGTTCCTGTGCATGGCGCTACAGCAGGAATGGAACGGCAGGCATCAGCGCGGTATGGAGTCCAGGCTGAAGCAGGCTCGTCTGCCGTGGGTCAAAACGCTGGAGCAGTTCGACTTTACCTTCCAGCCGGGCATCGACCGTAAGGTTGTCCGGGAACTGGCTGGTCTGGCGTTCGTGGAGCGCAGCGAAAACGTGATCCTGCTGGGCCCTCCTGGTGTCGGAAAAACTCATCTGGCCATAGCTCTTGGCGTGAAAGCGGTGGATGCGGGACATCGGGTACTGTTTATGCCACTGGACAGACTGATCGCGACACTGATGAAAGCGAAACAGGAAAACCGGCTGGAGCGTCAGCTACAGCAACTGAGTTATGCCCGGGTGTTGATCCTGGATGAAATAGGCTATCTGCCGATGAACAGAGAGGAAGCCAGTCTGTTCTTCCGGCTGAGGTAGCCTGAGTTTAACGGACACTCCTTCCTGAAATAGAATGGCATCAGAAGGAGCTAATAATGAGCAGAAAAACCCAACGTTACTCTAAAGAGTTCAAAGCCGAAGCTGTCAGAACGGTTCTTGAAAATCAACTTTCGATCAGTGAAGGCGCTTCCCGATTATCTCTTCCTGAAGGCACTTTAGGACAATGGGTTACCGCCGCCAGAAAAGGGCTCGGTACTCCTGGTTCCCGCACGGTGGCTGAACTGGAATCTGAAATTCTGCAACTGCGTAAGGCGTTAAATGAAGCTCGCCTTGAGCGAGATATATTAAAAAAAGCAACAGCGTATTTTGCACAGGAGTCGCTGAAAAATACGCGTTAATCGAACAATGGCGACAACAATTTCCCATTGAAGCGATGTGTCAGGTATTTGGTGTATCCAGGAGCGGTTATTACAACTGGGTACAGCATGAACCCTCAGACAGAAAACAAAGTGATGAGCGGCTAAAACTGGAGATTAAGGTGGCACATATCCGCACTCGCGAAACATATGGAACCCGGCGGCTCCAGACGGAGCTGGCAGAGAATGGCATCATCGTTGGTCGTGACCGACTGGCACGTCTTCGTAAGGAGCTAAGGCTACGCTGTAAGCAGAAACGCAAGTTCAGAGCGACTACGAACTCGAACCACAATCTGCCAGTTGCGCCAAATCTGCTGAACCAGACGTTCGCTCCTACAGCACCAAATCAGGTCTGGGTGGCGGACCTGACGTATGTTGCCACACAGGAGGGATGGTTGTACCTCGCTGGCATCAAAGATGTTTATACGTGCGAAATTGTCGGCTACGCCATGGGAGAGCGCATGACAAAAGAGCTGACAGGTAAAGCCCTGTTTATGGCGCTCAGGAGCCAGCGCCCACCTGCCGGGCTAATCCACCACTCTGATCGAGGTTCACAGTACTGCGCATACGATTACCGGGTCATACAGGAGCAGTCTGGTCTGAAAACATCAATGTCGCGTAAAGGTAACTGTTACGACAACGCTCCGATGGAAAGCTTCTGGGGAACGCTGAAAAATGAGAGCCTGAGCCACTATCGTTTTAATAACCGGGATGAAGCCATCTCAGTAATACGGGAATACATTGAGATTTTCTACAATCGTCAGCGTCGTCACTCTCGTCTGGGGAATATCTCCCCGGCAGCCTTCAGGGAAAAATATCATCAGATGGCTGCTTAAAAAAGAACAAATGGTAGTGTCCGCTATTGCCAGTACACCTCAGTTAGTCAGCTTCTTATCGAACTTGAGCTGAAGGATCTTAAAACAAGTTTCCATAGTGCTCCTGGATTTTCTCTTTTTGGACATTGACGTCTCCACTGGTTTAAACACGGCAATGGAGACTGTGGTGAAAAGAGTTAATTCCCGGAGTGACTGGCGAATTCCAATCAATGATCGGAAGTATGCCAAATCGTGATCGATTGTGATGCCAAACTGTGATCGGAGATGGATGCCAAATCATGATCGATTCGAATGCCAAACTGCGATCGATTCAGATGCCATTTTGCAATCAGCGCCAGAACAGCAGCTGACAGGCCGTATTTGATTTTTGCGCTCATGGATATTTATCAGGATGCTACCAATGAAAGATACTGGAAAGCCAACTGCAAAAAGCTAACAACCCGTAATCGAGTTATCAGAACTGTTAATTTTTATGGTATACCGCGCCTCTGAACAGGGGCGCGTTTCTGGCAACAGCTCGTCCCCTTCACATAACCCGGCAGCAACATCCAGGAAGACCTGTCTGATGCTCCTTCTGGCTGCTGCCTCATAAAACTCCAGCGCGGCACCTTCAACACGGTCCAGCGAGATGTCCAGGTCAAAAATTTCACCGTCAAAGCGTTTTTTGTCCCGTAACGCTAAAGTTACCGTAACTTTATTCTCAAAATTGCGGATCCCTTTCACAATCAGTTCATAGTTTTGAGTCATTGAATTACTCTCCCCGTGCAGCCTTACGACGGTCCTCTCTGATTTTGAAATACAGGTTAGTCAGATATGTCAGCAGCCCAAACAGCAGACACCCCAGCACGCCTATTGCCGCCCACTGAGACGGGGAAACCCTGTCCAGCAACTGCAGGAACCAGTAGCCCGTTCCCACCGCTGACGTGGTGTATGACACACCTGTTGTGATTTTTTCCATCTGGTACATACCCCGTCTCCCGTTATCCGGAAGCTGACAACAATAAAAAAGCCACCAGTTAAGTACTGATGGCTCTGATAACTCATGCAGGCATCTCAGACGACCCACTGACACTACCGGTGAGTTTAACGATACCTTCCATTTGGCTGGCTCACTTTTTATGATGATGCCGGTGCATTTATCTCCAGCACCAGACTTTCTATCTCAACGCCATACGCTGCATTTTTGGTAATATCCGTCAGCGTCAGCGCATTCAGCCCCAGTGTCAGACTGTCTTTTATGACCTGGAATGCCGGGCCAGCCACTCCATTCAGTTTCGGAGTAACCGTGGCACTGCCGGCGGTGAACACCAGCTCCAGCGTCAGCCAGTCGTTACTGTAATTCCCGAACTCGCCCAACTTTGTGTTTCCTGCTTTCTTGTGATGCATCAGATTCAGTTTGCCGTCTGTGGTCTGGGTGAAGAACGACATCAGGAACGGGTTACCAGTCCCGGTCATCGCCACGACGTCAGGTAACGCTACATCGGTATACAGATAAATTCCCAGACCGAACTGGTTGTTGGTCAGTGCGCCTGACAGTCGAAACTTACAGCTCAGTCTGCCACCCCGTGTCAGCAGGGAGACTGCGTCATCCACCGGGCGCGTCAGGGACCAGGCTTTATTGCTCTGCTTGGTGATCTTAAATACACCATCTGACAACTGAACTCCGCCATTCTTAATGCTCCAGCCCTGCGCAGCAGCGTCTCCGGCTGTCGGCAACAGGGAGATTGTGCGTATGGATGCATCTTCAGACGGCCCCGATGGCGTGTCGCCGCCGGGCGAGGGTTTGATTTCCGGTGCCTTACCACTAATGAAGGCTAAGGTGCGACCGGCTACGTTCAGAATAGCAGTTGCCATACGATCGGGAATAATGCCACGACGCGCCCATGAGCTGAAATGCGTCGGGCGATTTGATGATACCCAGTTTTTGTTCGTTCGGGATGCCGAACCGTAATAACCAGACCCGGCAATATCAGGATCTTCTGACGGGTTGTTTGTCGGTGTATTAACTCCGCTACCATCGGTCATAAAGGGAACAAAATAAATCTGCTGGGATTCTTTACCTTTATATGCACCATATACCACTTCATATTGCGTACCGTGTTCTTGTTTCCACGCGTATGTCGTGTCGCCACAAATCCAGGGGACTGATGCCGGACTTCCACCGTGACACTGCGCCGCCAGCCCGGCAAGGTCAGCACGGAACTGCTGTACCATTGCAAGAAATGCTGCTGGCTGCTGGGCGTAACTGGCATTCGTCATATCGAATTCCCCCTGCATCCAGCATATCGCCAGCAAAACGTTTTTCGGGTTTTTCTGCAATGCTGCCTTCGTGCGGAAAAGCAGATCCTGATATAACGGCTTACCCACTCCCCAGCGAGCCGAATCCTGACTGGCCCCCGTGGACTCGCTGAATGTCCCCTCCGTGCCCTGGGTGAATGCCGAACCACCACAACAGCATGGTACCAGCAGGATCCCCGCATTATTAGGGATATACGGAAGCAGTTTTTTGGCAATATGTAAGCCCTGTCCGACACAGCCGTACTGCCCTTTGCTCAGGTCAGCCCGGGGATGGTTAATCGTACTCATATCCTGAACATCATGCAGACAATGGTCAGCAGGAATGATGTCGTTAAATACGCATACTTCACCACCGGGAGTCACTGTGTTACGACGGGCCAGTTGCTTAATGCGCGGATGGGGCGCATCGTATGAATCCGGAAGCGGAAGACCTTCACCGTAAGCCATGGCATTGGATTGCCCGGCCAGTACGATGACGTAGTACCACTCCGGCTCAGTTGCACCACTGACGACCACATCACCTTCTGCTGCAATCGCCTGCATCAGGGTATAAGGGGTTATGGCCACCGGACTACCAAACGGCTGCCAGCCCTCCTTCAGTTTTTGTGTCAGTCGTTTCGCAAGGTCTGACGGCGATGCCGCCCTGACCACGTCATAGTGTTTAAATGCCATGAATCCTCCCGGCCGGGATAATATTGTGAGTAAAATAAGGAGCGGGCTGAAGTCCGGAAGTTACAGGACAATGGCAGAAGAGAGACGACAGCCCGCAATTCGAAAAAGACCGCGCAGTTGCGCAGAGTGATTACTATGGGGTATTATTCGCCAGCTGAAATATTACTTCACGTTTTATTGTTTATTCCTTGCCGCCCGCGTCTCCCAGCGCGGGCTTTTTTTGCCCACAAGAAAACCCCTCCGGAGAGGGGCTAAAGCCGCGTATCTGTATCATCATGCACATGGTGCCGGGTGCCTCCCGGTGAGTTCAGCCCGGTGCCACTAAACCCGCGTCATTCTCGTTTTGATAATCAGAGATTATACCGTCACCAGTCGCCCCTCCGCTCAGGGGGATTCACCATGCGAAATTTTTTTAACAAATGCCCAGTCTGACAGGCAACTGTCAACTTACTGAATTGTGAGCAACATAGCATTTAACGGGGAACCTGTTTTCTGCAGTAAAAAGGCCCACCGGAGCGGATGGGCCTGGAAGGATAGCGGTCATGTGATGCCGGTTTCCCGGTAACTCAGCACCGGTATCTGAGTCAACGTTTTCTCTACTGGGTCATTTCCGATACGCCCTGCCTGCTGACAGGCTTTCATCACATCTGAAAATATAGCACCCTGACTGATACTGTAGTACCTAAGGTTCCAGAAACTGTGATGTATCCGGCACAGAAAAGCCCCTCCGGAGAGGGCTGGAGAGTGGCGCTATGTGCCATTGCATGATGCCGGGTGCCTCCCGGTGAATTCAGTACCAGCACCTGAATCCGCGATTATCCCATATACCTACTCGCTGATTGCCCCTCCGCACAGGGGGATTCACCATGCCAGTTTCTTTTAACAAACTCCCCGCAAAACAGACAACTGTCAACCGTCTGAATTGTGAGACATTTAAAAAAAAGGCCCGCAAAAGCGAGCCAGGGAAAATAAGTGTGGCGCGTTGTACTGGATTCGAACCAGTGACCGATTGCTTAGAAGGCAATTGCTCTGTCCGGCTGAGCTAACAACGCATGATGCAGATAATGGACCGCCATCGGGGACTTGAACCCCGCGCAGCCAGCTTCGAAGGCTGGCGCTCTTTCCTGATGAGCTAATGGCGGTATGTGATGGTGGCCCTTGCTGGATTTGAACCAGCGACCTGGCGATTATGAGTCGCTCGCTCTCACCACTGAGCTAAAGGGCCGGGAGCCGCATAATAACGACGCGTAATTAATTCTTCAATATCATCCGTTCTGGCTGACTAAATCCTGTACTTCCCGAACCGTCTGCTCAAAACGTTCAGTCTCCAGCTCAACGCCAATTGCACGACGCCCGAGCGCCAGTGCCGCTTTCACTGTCGAACCCAACCCCATGAAAAAATCTGCAATCAGGTCACCCGGACGACTGCTAGCGCTGATTATCTGCTGCAGCATTTCTGCCGGTTTTTCGCACGGATGTTTCCCGGGATAGAACTGCACCGGTTTATGCGTCCACACATCGGTATACGGCACCTGCACCGTCACGCCAAAATACCGCCGCAGATGTTTATATTCACTCAGCAGCTCCGCATACTGCCGGTTCAGTGAGGTATACGTATCCACCAGCTGGTGGTGGAGCTTTTCCAGTTCACCACGCCGATGCTTCTCTTCTGCCACCCGGGCAAACAGCGCCTGTAATTTCAGATAATCGCTTTCATTCGGCAACTGCCACTGACCGGCACTGAACCAGTGCGACACCATGTTTTTCTTTCCTGTGGCATCTGCAATCTGTTTTGCCGTTATCCCCAGGGCAGCTCGCGCATCACGAAAGTAAGAAATCAGCGGGGCCATCACATGCTGTTTCAGTGCACTGCCCTTCGCCGCATACCCGGCATCTTTCGGACGATACGGCCCCTGATAATGTTCCGCGAACAGAATGCGCTCTGTGGCGGGGAAATACGCCCGCAGGCTTTCCTTGTTGCATCCGTTCCAGCGTCCGGACGGCTTCGCCCAGATAATATGGTTCAGCACACTGAAGCGTTCACGCATCATGATTTCGATATCAGATGCCAGGCGATGACCACAGAACAGGTAAAGACTTCCGGCAGGTTTCAGCACCCGCCAGAACTGCGCCAGACACTGGTCCAGCCACTTCAGGTAATCATCGTCGCCCTTCCACTGGTTATCCCAGCCCTCAGGCTTCACTTTAAAGTACGGCGGGTCCGTGACTATCAGGTCAACAGAATTTTCGGGTAACGACCGGATAAATTCCAGGCAGTCGGCGTTGATTAACTCACAACTGGATATTTTTACAGTATTAAGCATGGATCATTAAGCCTGTCTCTGATAGGCTCATTCTGCTTTTGCGCAAAGCAGTGGGCCTGAGGTTTGCTTGTGAACCCAACGCATGAGCAGATGGCTGGTGGGTGCCCCTAACACCCACCAGCCGCCCATTTACCACAAATAAAAAAGCCTTCACTGCGGAAGGCGTCTGTAACAACCGAACTGATAGTCTGCCAGACCCGCCATAACCAGCTGGGTCAGTATTAACTGGCAGCGTTCGCGTGAAAGGTAAGTATTCTGCGCTATCTCCCCGACTGTCGCCGGTTCGGTAACGCTTAATTCATTAAACACCACTCTGGCGGTTTCTGTCATATCCTGCTGTTTTAGCATGTCTTTTCCTTTTCCGGTTAACGTGACACACCAATAACTCTTGTCGAAAAAGCCAGCAAGCTGAAAGACAGGTATTCACCGCCACCAGCGCGTTTACTGTACTGACGCGATTTCAGTCATAAAAAACCCGCTCGGCGGCGGGTTGTAGAAACTCTTCTAACGTCAGGCATAAAACGCCCATCGTTATGACGAATTTACCACAGATTCCGGAAAAATCAACCTTGTTACCTAGTTACCTTTTTTAACTGCCGCTCAGCCCATGCTTCTTCAATATCAAACCGGGTCACCAGCGCATCATAAAATTTCTTAACTGTTTTTTCCCATGACGCGCGTGTTATCTGGTTTGTCACCTCGCATATAGCATTAAATGCCTCCGTTGATGGTAGTCTTTCATAGCCACGACCACCACAACGCTGGCAGTCTCTGATAACAGGCATACCACGTTTTACCGACTCTTCACGATGAATGGCGACACCACGCCCACGGCAATCCTTACAGGCGGTGGAAACCTCACCCTTTCCGCCACACTCCGGACAGGCAACTTTTACCACCTCCCTGACTTTTTTCCATTCTTCCCAGTAAGACGGATACACACCTTTCGTACACTTTGCCCATACCGGCGGCTTACCATCCGGATACTGGATCTTGTTTGTAAAAACCTCGCTTTCAATAAATTTTTTTCCGTGACAGCAGGGGCACTGTTTTTTGCTCGCCGCGCTACGGGCATAATCTTCAAACGCATACGAAGCCATAATACGCATCACTGCCGGTTTTATTTCTGCCGGGAGTTTTCTTAACGCCGCCACGCGATCACACCGACTGAGTGCATATTCTGTCAGCAATTCTGTTGCCCGCTCTCTGTCATTCATACTAATGCCCATTTTCCCAAGGAACGCAGAAACCCCCATCTCAGCCCGATTCTGTGTCATGCCCTGCGCGGCCATCACATCAGTGATACTCAGCGCATCTTTCGACGTTGAGGCCGATGCATCAGTCAGGCCGGGGGATTTTGGGGAGTAGTATTTCGGTAAATCTTCCAGTTTCATTTTTTGACCTGCCCTTCAAGCATTATGGGATAAATCTTCACCCCCAGACGTCCACCAGATACTGGCTGAGCACGAACGATATTGATTTCATCAAACTGCTCATCGTCCATTAGCAACCCCGCATGCGTCAGCGCATCCAGCGGCGCTTTCAGAATATTGTCCAGGTCACGGCGGCGCTTATCCGGTGGTTCTGCAATAATTTTTATTGCCAACCTTCCGGACAGGCTTAATTTCAGCCGCTGCTGGCGAACAATAAGCGCCACTGCCCGGCGATAACGCTCCCCGGCTTTTGATACAAAATATGTGCTGCCACGACGACGCCAGTAAGTGTTCACCGTCGGCGGGTAAGGTAAAACAAATTCTATGCGCTCGGTCATTTATGCTTTCCACTTCAGAACACCCGAATTTCTCGCGTGCATTAAAAAACGAATCAGCAACAACAGCTGACTGCCGTGTTTCTCTTCAAAATCTTTTACTCCGGCATGTAGTTCGTTACGGCATTTACGGCATAACGGAATAACAAACAAATCATCAGCCTTTGTTCCCATCCCTCCCAGTCCATGACCAATGATGTGATGCGGATCATCTGCCTGATTGCCACACGTCATGCATTTCTGCGTTTTTACCCAGCGCGTGTATACAGGCATCTCTTCCCGTTGTGATTTCTGGCGCTGGAGATACTGAGCCGGTGACTCCGGATCAACGGCAATGCTGACCACCGTCTTTTCCTGTGGTGGGTTCTGTTGCTGGTGGACGTGAGGCAGTAACGCAATATTTTTTGTGCGCTGCTTCAGTATGCTGGTGGCTGTCTGCTCTCCCGGTATGATGTCGCTTTCACTGTACACAGAGCGAATTTTTTCCGCACGCAACCCCAGCGAACGACGTAATACCGCTTCCGGTAGCGCGTCCGCCACCTGATTGCGGACCGCCCACCAGGATAATTCAGCCAGAGATAATTCACGCTCCTGCGTACCGCTTATTGCGTGACCGATGACGTCAATCATCCATGCTGACAGGTTTTGATGAGCAAGTTGCTCGAGTGATTCGGATGTCTGGTCACGCAGCTGGTTGTCGCAGTGCCAGCACAACACCATTGCGCCGGTACCATAACGGTGAATGACGGTTTCGCTGTGATGATAATCGCCGTGTGGCCACTGGCAGGATTTAATATGGCGCAACAGCCAGTCAGACAATGCACCAGCACCACCAGCAGCACGAATCACCCGTGCGTTACTGAAAAACGGCAGCAATGTTTTGTCTTCCACCAGCGGCTGGCGAGCGGCAGGAACGACCCCGGACGGCAGATTACGCATGCTTTTTGGTTCCGGCTCCACCAGTATTCTGCCGTTATGGAATGCTGACATTGATTCACGGCCTGGCTTAACGATAACCAGACCGAGTTCCGGTACCAGAACAGGTCGAAGTAATACCCGCACATTACCTCCAGATCCGTTGCTGGAATGTGCGGGACGGACGCGTTGGCCGTTCGGAGTAAGGGAGCCTGACGGAGATTATCCAGTGACGGTAGTCGAGGCTAAGGGCTTTTTTAACCTCGCATCCGCGCCTGCGGTAACACTGAATGAGCCATTCGGCCTGTTCTTCAGTGCATGGGGGATGCTGGTACCAATCAGATTTAAATGCGTGAGAGCGCCGCCCGTGCCTGCTGGCAAAGACGGCTGAATTATCAGAATTGTGTAGTCTGGAATTTTGCGCCATCGGCTTTCTCCGGTGGCACAGTGTTACTCAACAGGGGTTCAGCCCTGCGCTGAATTGTAGATGAATTCACTCATCTTCAAAAGCAGAAAAACCAGCCTTAATCCCAGCTTCTTTCAGAGACGGCAACGATGTGACAAATTCATTTGCACGCGAAATAAAACCATCCGTCACAAGCCCATCCACAAAATGAATTAACGCAGCTCCACTCTTCCTTTGTTGAGACTGTAAACATTTAATACGGCAGTGGCTGACAATAGCGCCATTCTCAACGCGCACAGTATAGAGGCCATCTTCACTAAAAATTTCACGTAATTCTTCGATTTTCATCAACAGAATCCTTCCAGATAAATAGCACTCCCCTGTTCGGGGTCCATCCCTCTTCTCCCTGCGCGCTACTTAAGTATTTTTGATTCTATTCCGGCACCATCTAAAACTTCAAACGCGTTGAAAATAAAAACAAAAACCCGCCGAAGCGGGTTAAGTGTGGGTGCATTGAGGATGCCTGACCCATCAGAGGTGGCGAGGGATTTCTCCCCCGCCTGGTCTCTTACTCCTCAGGTTCGTAAGCTGTGAAGACAGCGACCTCCGTCTGGCCGGTTCGAATTCGTACCTCGCAGAGGTCTTTCCTCGTTACCAGTGCCGTCACTATGACGGTTAAACAGATGACGATCAGGGCGATTAACATCGCCTTTTGCTGCTTCATAGCCTGCTTCTCCTTGCCTTTCGGCACGTAAGAGGCTAACCTAGATTTGCCGTTCATAGATTGAGCCTCAGATTAATGTTAAGCGTCTTGCCGGACGCGTAATGTTAACTGGGGCTTTTCTCTATCTGCCTTTTGGTGTTCATGCCTGAGACAGATAGCCTCAAGCACCCGCTGCAATTCTACTTAACTCTCCTTTTCCCGCAAACCGTTTTTATCCCCAGCGGCAAATCGAATACACCACCAGCGCCACCGCCATCGCAATTCCTACCGTTGTTAATGCTTCAGGCCAGGTCATCGTAAAATATCCTCCACGCTTATCAGTCCGTTCCGCTCCAGATAACTCATCGCCTTATCCGGTAATTTGCAGTCTGGCTTCGCTTTCCTCAGTTGCCAGGTTAACTGCTTTACCAGCATGGTTAACTCATCGACCAGACGCTGATATCCCACTGGTTTGTATTCATGCAATTTACCGGCTGGCTCTGCTGCCAGCGATACCAGTGCGATTTCCAGAACAGCAATATCCATCTTATATGTGCGGATGATGTCATGGTCGATTGTGCCCGGTATGCACAGTCTCTGTGCTTCAATAGTCTCCTCTGCGTGAGCTATTAACTGCTCTCTGGTAAAAGTCGTCATGCCGTAGCCCCTTCTTGATATTTTTCAAACCAGAACACAACCGGCTCTGCTTCCAGCGATGCCAGCGCAATCCGTGCCAGTTCCATTTGTTCACCACGGGTAAGCCCGTTTTCAAGCGGGTTTTTAATGAACAATTCAATACGTTCTTTGGTAATAGTGGTCATGTGTTACTCCTTAACCCGCAGTGCTTTCAACTGATGAGGGGAACAAAATCTTTTCATCAAACCCTGCATTCATATCATGAACAGCAACACACCAATCCATCGACGAACGATTATCAAGAGCCTCCATGATTTCATCCATGCGGCGTAGGTCATACAGGTAAATGCTTTTATCGCCAATGGTGTAAAAGCCAATTTTTTTCGGTGATGGATGAGGTGTACTGGCAATAGCGGACACTACCATTTGTTCTTTTTTAAGCAGCCATCTGATGATATTTTTCCCTGAAGGCTGCCGGGGAGATATTCCCCAGACGAGAGTGACGACGCTGACGATTGTAGAAAATCTCAATGTATTCCCGTATTACTGAGATGGCTTCATCCCGGTTATTAAAACGATAGTGGCTCAGGCTCTCATTTTTCAGCGTTCCCCAGAAGCTTTCCATCGGAGCGTTGTCGTAACAGTTACCTTTA